CTACAGTGCTACGCCTTTTGTTTTTTCTGCCTTTGAGGGGTGGTTTAGTTCTTTTAAATTGTGCCAGTTTTTTGCCAATGTATTTTCGATTGTTAGTTAGGTTTGTAATCAAATATACAAAGCCCACGGTACCTTCTGGTAGTTCTTCAACAATTTCGTTATTATAGTACCAGTGTTGTTCCATGTGCTTTGTATATATGCAGAATTACATGCTGTTCTTCTTTTCCTGAATCTCAGCGCGGCGTGCTTTAGTAAGTTTGCCAATTTCGCCCAGTGCTTTACGAGCGCGAGTTGCTGCGGCTTTTACGCCTTTTTCTTCAAATGCAGCATGTTCTTTCAAGTATGCTTCGTATTGTTCTACAATTTGTTCATGTGACATTCTATGTCTCCTATACTAGTTCTACATCAGTGTCGTAACTGGTAAACCCGTTTTCTTTGATGACTTTGAGGACATTGTTTACACGCCCTATAAGTTCATCTTTGTGGCTTACTAACCATACACTTTTGTTTCTTTCTCTGCTCATGCGCTTTAATACGCCCATGGCGTTTTCTACACCTGCTGAATCCATTCCGCTGTCTACTAGTTCGTCGATAAACAACAGGTTAATAGGTTGATACAAACTCTCCCAAACATCACGGAATGCCCAACTTAGACTTAGTATAAGTCTGTTGCGTTCACCTCTGCTTAGATTGTCAAAGTCTAAATCTCTTCCTAATTCTTGTATTTCTACTGTTAGATCGTTTTGGAACACCACTGTATGCGGTAGTCCCACTGCACCTAAATATCCTTCTAGTCTTGTATTTAAGTATGCAAGGTTCTGATCAATAATACGTTTTCTGATAAAACTGTCTTTATTAGTTAGCAATTTTAACAAAAATTCCTGATGATTCTGCACCCGGGTAAGTTCGTTAATTGCGTCCCAAGTAACTTCCTGCACTGCAGTAGTTTCCATGTCTGCTATTTGATCGGTGTAAGGGTCACTTTCATCTTGCTTACTTTGTAGTTGTGACTCCAATGTGGATAGGCTTGAACGATGGTTGTGTGCATCAGTGGCGCTATCATAGAAAGTTCGCGGTTTGCTTGGCACTGTTTCTTCTTGAGTTCTGAGTTCTGCAATTGCTGCTTGTAATTCAGCAAGGAAACTACTTGTTTCGTCATATTCTTTCTCCGCTTTTTCAATCTCTTTTTTATGGCTGTCCAAATGTTCAATACTTTGATTACAACTATGACACACGCCGTCTTGCCAGCCTTCTAATGCTCGTTTTGCTTTAGCAACATCACGCTCTGCTCTGCCCTCTTGTGCTTGTAGTGCAGCAATGTCTTTTTGTAGTTGAACCTGTGCATTGTTCAGTGTGTTCCAGTCTGCAAGTTCGGTGTGTGCTCTAAGTTCCTCGTCAATATCAACGTGACTGAGATCATTGATTGCTGTTTTAAAGTTTGCAATGTCCTGATCTTTTTTCTCTTGCCACATACGCTGTCTGCGCTTTAGTGCTTCAACTTGTTCTACAATCTTACCATTGGCTTCTTCAACTGCTTTAATACGGAATTCTTCTTCTTGTATCTTATTCTTAGTTACACGCACCATTTCTTTGAGATTCTCTGCTTTTTCACTGAGAATAGTAATACCCAACAACTGTTCAATGATAGCACGTTGGTCATTGGTACGCATACTTAGGAATGGTTCGCTGTATGTATTCAATGCAACAACGTGTTTGAACATGTCATGACTCATACCTAGCAAATCTTCAATAGCTTTTTGTGTTTCTCTGCTATCGCCTTGTGCGTTGTCGTCTGTTTCTTGTTCACTGTTATTAATATAAAATTTCAGCACATTAGGCTTACGACCACGCTCAATACGATATGCCAAGCTATCTTTTTCAAACTCAACAGTGACCAGCATGTTCTTGCCATTGGTCTTGTTGATCAAGTTATCCTTGCGAATGTTTGTAAGTGCATTGCCATACAGTGCATAACTTAGTGCATTAATAATAGTGGTCTTACCAGTACCATTTCTGCTACCAGCATCACCTCCGCCTGTATCCAAGTTTTCACCTAGTACAAGTGTAAGGTCATTGCGGTTAAAGTCAATAGCCTGCGTAGTGTTGCCTACGCTCATAAAGTTTTTTACTGTGAGAGTATCTAATTTGAACATGTGTTTATTATACTACAAGTTTCTATAAATGTCTAGCATTAGGTTAGTGTCATATTGCTGGCTGTCAATCTGTTGCAGTTGACTGGTAACAATAGTATCCACGCTTTCAAAGTTGATCTCACCTGAGATTTGCATGTCCATATCCTCAACTTTTACAGGAATCAAACTCATTTCACGCAGTTGATACTCATCCATAAAAGTTTCTTTGATAAAGTTTGCTTCTTCGTAACTAATATCTACATCCAAGTTAACACGAGCATAGGTCTTTGGACCAAGATACTTTTCAGGACCTTCCAGCAGTTGACTTATTTTCAATGTGCGATACTTAGGCTGATCGGGCCAAGCAATGAACTGTCTTGTTCCGTCCCAGTCTAGTATCATTAGTCCACGATCATCATCGCCGGCATCACTGTAGTTGTGAGGAAATGCATTGCCCGTGTATACAACATTGCCTCGTTCTTGGCGCTTGTGAAAATGTCCTGTAAACACAGTGCCACAACGACCAAAGTCATCTGCATTAAGTTCACCATGATCTGGCATCTGTACCATAGCGTTCATATAAAAGTGAGGAAGTTCAAAGTGACCGATAACATAGTCGGCATTTACTTTGCGCATCTGCTTGTGTTCGTCGCCTACTAGCCATGGAATGAACGCAACGCCATCTACTGTAGTGATGTCATTGTAAAGTTGGATGTTCTCAAACTTTTTAATGAAAGCAATGCTGTTGTAGTCGCGCTTGTCTCTGTAGTATTCATCATGGTTGCCAGGGATAAAGTGGATTGTATCAAAAGAGTCGTTAAGCAAATCCAATGCAGCAATACTGTAGTTTAGTGTAGCAACATTGATACTTGCTCGTTGATGATGCCAGTCGCCCATGAAGATGCAGGTATCTGCACCCTGTGCTTTAGCTTCTTTACAAAACCAAGTAACAAAGTCCAAACAATCCTTGTTGAAAGTCTGGCTATTGCTTTTGTTACCAAAGTGAATATCCGTGAATACGGCGGCCCGTTTGAACAAACTCATGTGTGTATTATAGCACCTTATGTGTTATTGTCAAGTAATAGGATCTGAACTTTTTGCAAGCTCGTTCTCCGTTTGTCTAGTGTAACTAGGATTTAGACCAGCACTTTCGAGAATATCATCTCTAATGCTTTGATTTTTCTTTTCCAAGTTTAACACTCTTGTGAAACTATTTGTAATTGCTGCAGTGTAATAAGCAAATGGATTCTCACTTTTGCTTTCATCAAACTGTAAGCCAATCTGCGTAAGTTGTAGCAGTGCTTGGCTACGCATTTCATCATTGTAGGTATATCCACGCCAGTTACTACGAGTACCATAGCGTTCACATAGTTTCATATACATGCGGGCAAGTTTGTTAGTAGTGCGCCCATGTGCTTTACTAAAGTTGCCATTCTCTAGTCCGCCTTCCCAGTGACTTTTACCAACACAAACTGCAACATCATTGTCGTCTAGTCTAAAGTGTTGAAAAGGAGGGAAGTTACACTGGATGTGATGGTCAGCAACAGTTTTAGGATTCTTTTTACGACCAGGATGTAGTGGGATGTGATCATGTGTCATAACACGGAATACAACATCTTGCTTGTCAATTTTCTTCCAGTCTACAGCAAAATCTGCTTGCTTGACCTTTTGTCCTTCAGCACGAGCAGCCTCATACGCTTGTTTTTGCATGCGATCTGCTTGATTACGCTTTGCTTGTGCAATAGTGCGAATGTTAATTTTTTCTACATTTGGTAGGATAATGTCATAAACATCATCGCCATCCGCAACAAAACTACTGTAAGTGTTCTTAGATAAATGAATTTCTTTCAACAAATCGCGATTGTTGAGATAATTTTTCCTTTTGATCATGTAAT